TTTTCGTATTGTAAAGTTAAATGAAAACAGAGAACACCTCAGCCCTTGTGGTATAATGATTCTGCAATGATTCACCGTACCTCCCAAGAAAGAGAGATGTTCTCATGCAGAAATTATACCATTTTTCATGTCCGAAATGCAATCAGTCTCAAAACTTTTATCGTTATGGCAAAGATTCTGATGGTTATCAGAAGTATCAATGCCGGTCTTGCTTTCACCAATTTGCCCCAGACCGACCGAGCGTAGCGAGGAAGGGAGAGGGGCAAATTGGTGAGCGAAAATATCCTTCATGCCCTCGATGCAACAAAGCAAGCTTTTTGCACCATGATTATGATCATTATTCAAATTATCGCTGTGGTGATAAAAAGTGTAACCACTCTTTCTTTGTCTGGAAAAACACTGCTATCCAATCACCATCTATGTCAAAGCTGTTCGGTAAACATGATTTTAAGCGAATGCGGCATCCCGTGCATCTCATAATTACAGCCATTTGTATGTTTTATCTTGGCAAGAACTCATTTAGAAATATCAGCTTAATTCTTTCTACAGCTTTTAACATCAAGGTTTCTCATACTACTATCAGCAATTGGTGCACTAAATTTGCTCCAATGTTTGATAATATGAGGCTTGAACTCTTGCCTTTGCTTGACTTTGATTCGGATGAATGGCATACTGATGAAACAGTAGTAAAGGTTGCCGGAGTTAAATATTACATCTGGTTTATCATCGACAGCGAAACTCGCTTTGTCATCGGCTACCATCTTTCACCGCACAGGGACTCGCCACAAGCTGTGGCATTGCTTAGTGAAGCCAAGGAGCACGGAAAGCCTGCCGCCATTGTTTCTGACCGTTATAGCGCTTACAAAGTGCCTGTTAAATCATTGTTTGAGGGCGCTCGTCATATTCGTGTAGAAAGCTTCAAGGACGACATTTCTAACAACCTAATTGAGTGCTTTAACAAACAGTTCAAAGCGTGGTACAAAACCAAACAGGGCTTTTCATCTTTCGCAAGTGCCAACAATCTCATTTCAATGTTCGTGTTTTTCTTCAATTTCGTTCGTCCGCATTCCGCTCTTAACGGCTCCACTCCCGCTCAGGTCGCTGGGCTTAATCTTACCAAAAAACAAAAACGGAGTTACTTGCTCGTTGCTTAATCATTGTGACTGGTTTTTCATTTTAACTTTACAGTGCCGTTATCAGGTGTATTTGCAAAGGCTCCGGCATCTTTCATCGGGAGCATATTGCCGTTTATTAGGTAGAGGTCGCCACCATCCTCTGTGGGGATTTTATCGAGGTTTTCAAGTTCACGGATATCGTTGGCGGACATCCATCCGTTCTGCCGTGCAACGGCATAACCGTTCATCCGGCTTGCGTAGTCGCCTCGGAGCAAACCTTCTACATTGAATTTGACAAACATCGAATCTTTTTCTTCCTGGGAAAGCAGAGTCCGCATGATGGACTGCTCCCAACGAATCACCCATGGGTCAAGAGTGTATTTGACAAACTCAAGCGACTGCTGCTCAATATTAGAAAAGCTTGATTTTTCCAAGTCGCCGACCATATGGGGCGGCACTCGGAAGATTCGAGCAATTTCGTTTATTTGAAATTTTCTTGTTTCCAGGAATTGAGCCTGTTCCGGGGAGATGGAAATCGGTGTGTACTTCATTCCTTCCTCAAGCACGGCTACTTTACCGCTGTTCGAGCTGCCGCCGAACTGGCTCATCCAGGCTTCACGGACTTTTGTAGGATCTTTAATCGTTCCCGGATGTTCAAGCACGCCGGACGGTGCGGCACCGTTGGCAAAGAACTTAGCACCGTATTCCTCGGTGGCAATGGCAAGACCGATGGCGTTTTTCGCCATAGCAATCGGTGAATATCCGACTAACCCGTCAAAGCCTAGTCCCGGAATGTGAAGAACATCACGGGGTGAAAGAATGACCGTTTCCATACCTTTGATTGCTTCATCACCACCTCGATTGTACCGGTAATAAAGCCGTCCGTTCTCATCTCGATCAACCGACATCTTATTCGGTATCAGCGGATACAACCCGATGACTTCGCCTTTACCGTTACGGATAATCTGCGCATATGCGTTTCCCCACAACAAAAGATGAGTCATGAGCGTCTCTCGGAACACGAATGAACTCATCTCGGGATTTGGTTCGTCATGAAGTATTCGGTAAAGCGGATGGTCGATTGCTTTTGCCTTGCCACCGTCATCTGTGTATTTATAAAGGTGGAGTGGAAGTTCGGCGACAGCTTCGGAAAGAATGCGGACGCAGGAGTAAACCGCCGTCATCTGCATGGCGGAGCGTTCTGTTACCGATTTTCCGGCTGTGGAACCGCCCATAAAAAAAGTGTAGGCGCTTCCGGCTGTTCTGTTTTGCGGCTTGTCTCTCGATTTAAAGAGACCTGAAAAAATACCCATTCAGTTATCCTCCTGTTTAGATAAATAAAAGACCACGAGTATCATAGACGCTTTCGGTCATATCGTTTGCACACCGGATGGCACGGTCGAGAGCCATAACCGTAGCAACGGCACCATCGATCTTCTCCGTGGACTTTTCCTTGTCGGGTTTGATGTTTCCCGCAGAGTCGCTTTTTATGAAGATATTGTCCATCATCCAACGGAGAACAGGATGGCCGCCGTGGGCAATTCTACCCTCTAACACGAGTTTCATCAGTTCCTTTGTCGGCGGTGACATATCCTTGAAGCCTTGCCCGAACGGCACAACTGTAAAGCCCATACCCTCGAGGTTTTGAACCATCTGGACAGCACCCCAACGGTCGAAAGCTATCTCACGGATATTGTATTTTTCACCGAGGTTTTCGATGAATTTCTCGATGTATCCGTAATGAATGACATTGCCATCAGTCGTTTGCAGATAACCTTGCCGTTCCCACACATCGTAAGGCACGTGATCTCGGTTGACTCGGGTTGTCATATTGTCTTCGGGAATCCAGAAATACGGCAAAATGATGTATTTGTCATCTTCATCCGTAGGGGGAAAAACAAGCACCAAAGCCGTGATATCCGTCGTGGAAGAAAGGTCCAGACCGCCGTAGCAGACACGACCCTCGAGTTCTTCTTCATCGACGGCAAAGGAGCATTTATCCCACTTTTCCATAGGCATCCAACGGATGGATTGCTTCACCCACTGGTTGAGGCGGAGTTGCCTGAAGGCGTTCTCTTCGCCGGGATTCTGCTTGGCGGATTCGCAGGCCGCTTTGACTTTATCGATGCTGACCGTGATACCGAGAGAAGGGTTGGCTTTCTTCCATACTTTCGGGTCGGTCCAGTCGTCGGTTTCATCCGCACCGTAGATCACGGGATAGAATGTCGGGTCGAATTTTCGACCTTCCAGAATGTCCTTTGCTTTCTGATGCGTTTCATAGCAGATGGAATGTGTATCTGTACCGGCGGTTGTGATCAGAAAATATAACGGCTGCATTCGTGCGTCGCCGGAACCCTTTGTCATAACATCAAAGAGTTTTCGGTTTGGCTGGGTGTGAAGCTCATCGAAGATAACACCGTGCGTATTGAAGCCGTGCTTGTTTGCCACATCGGCGGACAGCACCTGGTAGTAGCTCATCGTCGGTTTAAATGTGATCCGTTTCTGTGATTCCTGTATTTTTACCTGGCGTAGGAGCGCCGGCCTTTTTTTGACCATATCGACGGCAACATCAAAAACGATTTTTGCCTGATTTCGGTCAGCGGCACAGCCATAGACTTCGGCACGTTCCTCACCGTCGCCGCAAGTGAGAAGAAGAGCAACGGCGGCAGCGAGTTCGCTTTTGCCTTGCTTCTTCGGAATCTCGATGTAGGCGGTGTTGAATTGCCTGTACCCGTTCGGCTTCAGAATGCCGAAAACATCCCGGATGATTTGCTCCTGCCAGTCGATTAACTCGAACGGCTTTCCTGCCCAGGTGCCTTTCGTATGGCAGAGATGCTCGATGAAGCTAACGGCATAATCCGCTGAGTCTTTATCGTAAACGGAATCCTTCGCCTTGAACCGCGTCGGTGTGTATTTCTTCAGCTTTCGCAAATTGTCGCCTCCTTTCGGGCATAAAAATAAGTCCCGCCGTCATTGGTGCGACTTTCGTAATATGAGAGACAGCCCCATACGGAGCTGTGCATTTTGTTTTTAGTTATGTTTCCTGTTGTGTCGCCCAAGAAAAGTGTGTATATATCACACCATTTCAGCCAGAGATTTTGCGGCAGGAATCCTCACCGTAAACCACTCCGAGAGAAGAACCGCAATCCCAGGAAACGAAGATGGTTCCTACATCATCGATATGGGTAACGGTACCAAGGCAACCGGGCTTGAGCTTCGTGTTATATGGGTCATCCATATGGATGAGTTCCACCCGACAACCGATGAGATATTCAGCGCGAAGAGAACGGAGTTGTTCAGATGTTATGATCTTAAACATTGTCGGTTACCCCCTTTGGTTCTTTGAAAGCGGAAGACCCGGTGAAATGCCGGAGCAGAATTTTGCGTTCGTTTTTGAACTTATCACCGATGAAACCGAGACGAAGAAGGAAGCATCGGAATGCGTATTTCCCGTTTTCGATGTCTTTTTCTTTCACTGTGATTTTCTTCTGCGTTTTACATAGTTCAATCATCGAGGTGATGAGGTGAACGATGGCTTCGAGTTCATCCGAATCGGTAAATTCCGGGAGCCAATCGAAAGTGATACGTTCACTCTCGACCGTGATGGGAAGTGCCTCGACACCGAGTGCTTTTTTTATGAGGCTTCCTTTTGCTTTAATCAGATTGCGGAGGTTTTGGATTTGTCCGTCAGTCATCGTATTCGGCAGCGTGATGGAAACGGCGGTCGGCTCATACTCCGAGGGAATCTCCTCGAAGCCTTCATCGTAGAGGTGCTCGATGAGCCTTTCGACCGTTTCCTCGTCCGCGGTGTTTTCCACCGTGAAGTTGCCGTCCTTATCGATGGTGGCGAAGCCGACCTTGTAGGCAAAGCCCGGTGCGCCGAGGTATTTTACCTCGACCCCGAGCCACCGCCCGATTTCATTTGCGAGTTCCTTTCTTTTCTTTCCGGGAACATTGTAGTGAATTGCCATTGGATGATCCTCCTTGTTTTTTGGTAGTCACATATTAACTCTGAAAGAGGATTATATCCAGTCAATTTCTACATCTTTTGAGGTAGAAAAAATGCGTATTATTCGCCGTCGGATCGTGTGTAATACACAATGCCGGACAGAACGAACCATACGCACGGAAGAGCGACTCCGTTACCCCACATCTTATATTCCGATGCGTCGGCATACGGGTCTTTCAACCACTTGATGATTTGATTTTCGGTTTTGGGTTTGGAGGAAGAGCCGGTTATTTTCCGGTGCGTTTCCCATACCTCGCTCCAAAAACGAATATCCTCGTCGGTCGGTTCGGGAGTGCCGAGGTCGGAGCACCAACTGTCG